CCTTTACTAAATCTGTATCAGCTGGGGTTGTCCAGCCGAAATTACTTGTCGTTGGCATTTAGTCTCCTATGCAACTATTGTAGCGTTGAGCCAGTCCAAAGCTGGGTTAATTGTATTCCAATATTCTGTGGCGGGAACATCGCTCCATTTGAAAGCCTGTAGTGAGAAGGCTACTGGAGAGACATTCATTGTTAGATTTAATTGATTTAGGCTTGCCGTCCAAGTCCAGCCTTCCACAAAACCTTGGAATTCTCCATTGACCATATTGGCTGGCAAATTGGTTATATTAATCGGCATACCCATAAATACGCTCAAAAGGGCATTTCTGTCTGAATTATCGATTTCACCGCTAGCTACTGGGAAGGTTATCTGCCTCAAGGCGAATTGGGGATAGGCTCGAATGAGTAGATAAAAAGCTGCTTGAGCCTCGGCATCGCCTTGATTGCGAAGAGTCGTTACAATCGTAGAAGCCAGTTGCCCATAGTCAGTAATTGAAGCTGCGTCCTCATCTGTAACGCTTTGATTCCCAGTTGCCCCATAGGCAATAGTTATAGAGTTTCTAACATCCCCAGCCCTTTTTACTATGGATAAGCCAGGACCAATTGAATGATTGCCATCCAAATCAACATAGCCATTTAAACCTAGATATTGAGATCTATGAGTTGAGTCGGCATAGCCGATTCGACCAGATGCATCTTCATACAAATAGCCAAGTCCGCTAGTCGCAAAGCGAGAAGCTAAATTATAAACTGTATCGTTGAGATTATTTTCAGAGTGGAGTTCGTAATCCCCAGGAGTATCAATTTCGCCATATCCAGTATTTTCAGCGTCTTGCCATTGAACTAGCGGATCATATGCGTTCCAAGCTTCAGCTGCTGGAACTTCATTCCATTGGTCAAATAAAACACCTTCCAGCAATTCAGCAATGCGGTCTCCATCAAATTGATGAGCAAAGTTGCCAGTATAAACCGCCCTAGATAATCGAGCTAAAGCTCCAACCGCCGTTATCTTAATTTGTTGGCTAGTAGCGGTTGAACCAGAAGTCTGAACTGTTATGCCTAAATCTGTTATGAACCCGCCAAATAAATTAACATATGCAGCGGTTGAATTTTGAACTTCGATAGTAACCGAATCATTAACTTCATAAGGGATTGATGCCTCAGCAGTTTCAATCAAAGTTAAGCTGCAATAACCAGCAAGAGGCTGAGTATAAATATCGGTGCGACCAGAAGTAATACTCAATCCACTTAAGGTTGCCCCAGTAACTGTTGAGCCATTCACTTTGACTCTATAAACGGGACTCCAAGCTGTCATATTGCTAGAGTATCTAGTGAGCCAGTTCTGGACTGACTCTCATTAAGAGCCTGAATTACTGATCTAGTAAATCCCTCGGTATCGATTGCGGATGGGGCATTTACATTGACTACAATACTTTGAGCTGCCGTTGCAACATTTGCGGCCTTGGCAGCTTTTCTAGCTTCAATAGCCGCTCTAATTTCTGCCGTTCTTTCTTGCAATTCAATATTGCGTCTGACTGCAGCTTGAGCCATTGCTGATAAGCTACTAATATCTCGAGTTCCTAAAGTTGGAGAAGTTACAACTGTTCCAGTTGCATCGAAATCACCACCGCCACCACCGCCACCGCCACCGCCACCGCCACCGCCACCTGCGCTGACTACGACTGGACGACCAAGTTCATCAACTTCACCAGTTCCACCAGCAGTTAGGAAACTTGAAGTCTCAAAACTAGAATTACTAAAAGGATTTATTTTACCCAAGAATTGGCTAAGCGGATTATTTTTAATGAAATCTACAAATTTCTTATAAGCGGCGTATAAGTCCTGAAAGAAATTAACCGCCTTTCCTACGATATTTACCAAAGTAGTAAATGTAGTAACTATTCCATTAACCGCTCCTTTTAAAGCACCGGTCAAAATAGGGACGATATATTTATTCAAGAAATTCCAAATAGCAGTAAATTCTTCTTTATTTTCATCTAGGGCTTTTGTAAGCGGTTCAAACTTCTTTCTTATTGACTCAACTGCTGGAGCAAGATTGTTATTGAATTTATCTAAAAGATTGGTCAAAATAGGAAGTAATCTAGCCCCGACTGATTCTTTAGCTTCATCGAAAGCGACCTGCAATCTTGCGACTTTGCCACTAAAAGTATCTGCCTGAATGGAAGCTTGTCCGCCAAAGGTTTCCGCTAATTGAGCCGTTACATCATCGAAGCTCATTGATTTAAGTTCAGCAGAAGATAGGCCAATGCCTAAACGACTTAGAGCTGAAGTATTGCCGTCATAAGCCCTAGCTAATGATTGACTTACTGCGTCTAAGTCTTTGCCTGATCCTGCGGCTATATCTAAGGCTAATGTTTGTAATTTCTGAGCCTTCTCAACATCATTTGTGGCTCTAACTAATTTTTCAAAAGAAGGTCTTAACTTATCATCGGCTACACCAGTTGCCAAAGACATCTGAAGGATTTGATCCTCAACGGCTTTTATTTGCTCTCTAGTTGCCCCAGTTGTATTTTCCAGAGTAGTGGCTAACTTTGCTTGAGCCTTCTCATCTTCAATCGCAGCTTTAACTCCATCCACCAATAACTTGCCAGCGTAGGCTGCCGCTGCTGCGGCTGCTACTGCAAAGGCTGCTGCAGCCTTCTTGCCAAATTCACCTAACTTATCGCCAAAGCCTTGAACTTCTTTTTCGCCTTGACCAAGTTTCTTTTTTAAATCATCAACATCAGCAAGGATAGATAACTTAAGCGTTCTATTACCAGCCATTTGTTATCCCCATTTCTTTAAGATTGTAGCGAAGGCTTCTTCCCATTTACGCACTAATTCAGGCTGAATCTTGCGAAGTGTCGGGTAGATGAAGTAGCCAGAATTGCCGCGTCCGCGATTGGGAGTTCTTCTGGGGAACTGGCGATAGCGGTTACTTCCAAATTCAAGACCTGCCCAGAGCTTCTGTGTTGTTGCGCCACCAGAAAACCTCTGAGATGGAAAGCCATATGAGAATTCACCGATTTTGGATGACTTGCTAATTCTGACGCCTTCGGCGACTCTCCGAACACCAGCACCCGAGATTTGTCGTCCCAGCGCGCTGACTTTGATTTGATTGGCGGCGTAGGTTGCGAGGGCGCTACTTTCGGTTCTGGCTTCTTGGATTGCTTGGTCATCCATTGCTTTAAAGGCTTTGAGAATACCTGATAGCTCAGCGCGATTATAAGTAATCGGATCACTTGCCACCATTTCTCTCCTTCAATATCTCCAAAGCGGTAAGGACATCTTCCGCATCATCCCAATATTGTTTAGGAATCCGCGTCTCGATTGCCAGAAGCGTTAGAAGGTAATTTATGCTTCCAGCGGTATGGCTTTTGGGTCTTGGTTACTCACATCAATATCAGCAACGGTTTCCATCCATACATCAAAAGCTTTAACTGGCTTACCAGCCGACTCGCGTTTCATTGCGTTATAAGCCAGAAACATAATGTCCCAGACACCGCCTAATTCGCCAATCGTCTTGCCAGTTGCCTTCTCCCATTTGGCATACTCAGGCGGTTGGGCAATATAAGTTGCTTGCTCGCCTGAGTTATATGTAATTGTGATTTGCGACTTCATAGCTCCCGATGCTCCGATCTATTAACTAAAAGATTCTGAAGGTTGTCCAACGACCGTCAAAGTCCAAGTATCAGTTAGCGCTCCTGGAGCTGCGCCACCTGCGGTTGGAAAGATTGGCAAGACATTGAAAGTAAATACTGCTCCAGTTACGGCAGTAAAAGATACTGCGACTGTGGTATTAGGCGCAGTTTCTGCGTTGCTCCACATTGACTCAAAAAGAGATCCGTGAGCGCCAGAAGCACCCCAGTCCTGTAGAAGTTCAATTGTGAATGTCCATTGCTTATCAACTGACTTATATGCGCGGCCGTCCAAAGTTTGGTAGGTCTCGATAATTGTCTCAGCTGAAAGTGTGGCTGAAGTTGTTTGAGCGTCGTATGGCTTCGTATCAAGAGTGAAGGTTACATCGCGCCCAGTTATTACTGTAGTTGGCATTTGGGTCTCCTATGCGGTTTGCTCGTAGCGGACGCTCAAGCGAATATCGGAAACTAACAAGGTCGTAGTTCCCACTTCAGTTACCGAAGGTCTTTCGACAATTGATAACTCATACTTGGAAGCGTTTAACTTACCAAGAATACTCATAACTAATTGCTCCAGATTATCCAGAGCTGCGGCGTTGCTGAAATACGCAACGCAAGCCGTAATCGTATAATTTAATTTAACTCTAGTAGTAACCTTGCCTAAGACTTCAAGCTCCATATAGGGCGAGTCTGGAATTATTACAATAGCTGGAACGATGGGTGCTTCTGGGACTGAGTCGTAGATATTAGCGCTAACTGTGGATAAAGCGGTTTTGATTGCTCCGCGGACATCTGTTGAAATTGGCATCAGCCGACCATCGTTTCAACATCAAGATATGGGCCAAGTAAGCCAGTTACTTTGGCAAGTAAATTCTTAGATAGGCGGTAAGGAGTTACTGCAAAATCTATTCCTTCGATTGATCCGCCAGCGGCGGTTCTGGCTTGGAAGATTTCAACGGAGATAGCCAAAATAGCAGCTTCAGCATTGGAGTTTCCGACATAGGTCGATAATCCAGATAGCGCAGCGTTTCCTGGTGGGATAACATTCTTTTCCAATACATCTGCATTGGTGATGGCGACTGCAAATTCATAATCTGTTAATCCATCTGCTAATACTGTGTGAGTTCCATTAAATGGTGAGCCGCATCCAGTAATTACTACCGATTGACCTTCGGTAAATTCCTGCATTGTTGCAGAAGTAAAGTAAGCGATATTATCTTCTAATTTTACTTTATTAATTTTTGTCTGAAATGTTACCAACATTGGTAGAACTAGATTTTCAGAAGCATCGATTATGTCATTTAGATAAGCATCGTTATAGAGGGATGACGAAACGCCAAGAATTGTCCTAAGCTCTGTGGCCGTAACTATCGTTGGCATTTCGTCATCCTTTCAACTAGGGTCTAAGCCAGCTCGGGAGCGGACTGGCTCAGACTACTTAATTAAGCTACTGTGAGATTGCGGAAAGCGGTTGCATACTTGCGAGCGCAAGCAACATAACCGTAGATTCCAACTTCGACCTCAGCAGTAGATACAACATTGCTGCGAATCTGGAAAGCAGCGCTCTTATAGAAGGTAGCTGCATCAGATGGATAAACGACACCCTTAATACCAGTTCCAGTATCAATATTTGGATCAACTACGAGAGTTAAACCTGCAATTGTGCCATTGGTTGAGCCTTGAGTCATTAGACCAGCTGCATTTTGTGGTGCAGCAGCAGCAAATAGTGGGCGCTTGTTATCATCAACGGCAGCAAGCAACTCAGCAAAGTTTCCAGTATCTGCAAGGAAACGATTAGGAGTCTTGCGAACTACGCCGTAAGAATCAGCAATTCCATCTGCGATTGCGCCGTAAAGTGTTGCGCCAGTAGAGCTTCCTGGAGCACCGAGAGCAATGCTAAAAGCATAAGCATCAGCTTTTTGTGCCCAAGATGCTGCAAGTTCGCGAAGTAAAACATCAAGATATGCAGGATCGCTTCTCTCAAGGAGCTCTACAGATATTTTGTTAGCGCCGCCTATTTTGATTACATCAATTTCTAGTGAAGTAATAGTTGTATCTGTTGAATCTAGTTCAACTGCTTCGGCGGTTTGAGCTGTTGTGGCTTGGGTTCCAAGAACTGGCCGATAAAACTTCATCCCAGTTGCTGGGAGTGTTCCCTGCTCGAGTGAATCTGCAAATGGCATTGAAGCATCAATGATGCCAATAACATCGCGAAGATATGTTGGAGGAACTACACCGATATTTTCGGTTGTTGTCGCTGCATCGAGAGCAGCAACTAAATCGCGAGAATCATTATCACCTTGGGCAGCGCGGATTTGTGCTAGTGCATATTGTCCTGCTGTGGCATTTAGATTAACGCGAGGCTTGGCGTAGAACGCAGCAGTTACAGCTGGCGCTACGGCCTTGGCAGCTTCTACCGTTTCTTCGGCAGGAGCTGGAACGGTAGTGTCTGACACTTGTTCTCCTTCGGTTGGTTGATCTGAATCAGCGGATGCTGGCTCAGAATTTTGATTTGGTTCTGTTTCGGATGCAGCTACTTCAGAAACGCGAGCTGAATCGATGGCTGGTTCTGTAACGGCTGATACTTCGATTAACTTAGCGGCATCAATTGTCATAACGCCATCATTATTTGTCCAAGAATCAATCTTGACTCCAAC